TGTAGATTTTACTTCTTAAACTTACCCTTCTTGAACGCAGCCTTTGCCTTTAGTCCCGCCTCAAATATCTCTCCCGCCTGCTGTGCGGTCATCTCTTCTATGTTAGTACCCTTGGGGATACTAACATACTGGGGTTTCGCTCCTTTACCAGTATCCATTTTCTGTAAGTACGGGCCATAGGGACCAGTCTTGATTTGAAAGGGCCCCACTGTCCTGGTAGGGTTCTCTTGTTTCGCCTGAACCTTTGCCACGATGGCATCTACATCATCTCCTGCCGCTATTGTGACTTTGACTCCATTCCATTCGGCGTATTCTCCGTAGAGTCCCTTCTTCTTGAATATCTTATGACCATTCCACTCTCCGATGGCATCTCCCTGCTTCTGCCGACTAGTACTCTCAATATGCGCTAGAACCTCCTGTTCAGTAATATCTTGTACTCCCTTCTTGACTCCCGCTGGCCAACCATAGAAGACTGTCTCTTCCTTGGTAACACCCTCTTTTAAGAGCAGTGGCCCCTTTGCTGTAAGGACTGCTATGATTCCTCCCTGGAACTCTCGCCTTCTAGGATTCGCGCCTCCGGCTCCGGCTTCCTGAGAAACCCCGGCTCCGGATTTCAATTCCGCAAAACGGTCTTTATAAGAATTCCAGGTATCTCCCAAAACTAACTTCCAGGCTTCTTGGCCATCTGCAATTTTGTCTAAACGCTTTTCCATCTTGGCGGTAAATTCATAGGCGAAGAGATCTGGGAAATGTTTGACTGTGAAATCCAGAACTGACTTTCCAAGAGGGGAGGGACACATCCGGGATTTCTCCCCTCCGCGTTTTAAGATAAAGGATTCGGAGGATGGAGGCCATTGTCCGAGAGTGGTCAGAGTATAACTCTTGGACTCCTCGGTACTTGCCGGAATATCTTTGACTTCCACATAACTCTTCTCAACGAGAGTGGCAATGAGAGAAGCGAAGGTGGAAGGACGACCAATTCCCTTCTTCTCAAGTTCGCGGACCAGAGTTGCCTCTGTATATCTCCCTTGAGGCTTGGACTCTTTGGGATGGCTGGTCAGACTCTTCCATTGAATGGTCTGTCCGGGCTTCAGAGCTTCCGCGACCTTCCAGGCCTTCTCACCCTCCTGTTCTTCTATGACGACTGACTGGTCAATCTCATCACCCTTCTGGGCTAGAGAGACGGAGGTGTCCTTCTCATCTGCCGCCTTCCAGCCGGGAAAGATAGTCCGCTTCCACTTGGCCTGCCAAGGTAACTCACCCTCATCTCCCTCTGCGTCAAAGATGACCTCACGGGAATCACCTTTTGCTTGGGCCATGATAGACTGAATGGCGCGTAGCCAGATGAGTCTATAGATTTTCATATCTTGAGTACCCCAGTCCTCGGTGTCGGGTAACTTAGTGAGGTCGAAGTGAGTGGGACGAATAGCTTCGTGAGCCTCTTGTGCCTGTACTGTTGTATCTTTCGCTGTAGCCTTCTTGTTTGCCAGCGTGGCAGGCACGGTCTTGCCATTAGACGCAAGATACTCTTTGCCCCACTTGGCCTCTACTACTTTCTTAGCGTCAGCTATAGCGTCTTCGCTCATGGTTGTCTGGTCAGTCCTCATATACGTGATGTGTCCTGCCTCATAGAGTTTCTGAGCAATTTGCATGGTCCTCTTGGGAGCGCAATGATATAGATTGCTTGCCTGTTGCTGTAGGGTACTCGTCATGAGAGCCTGAGGAGGACTCTCAGTCCAAGGCTTAGTCGTGGCAGTCCTGATAGTTGCCTTTGGCTCAGTGGAATGATTTTCAAGGTAATTTACTGCGGATTCCTCGTCGCTCAGCGGGTCCATCATAGACGCTGGCCATCCATCCCAGACGCCTTTGACGAGCCAGGATGTCTCTGACTTGAATGAGTCTATGACGGCTTCCCGCTCACAGACTAGGCGAAGCGCAGGAGTCTGACACCTCCCCGCACTGAGAGCCGCACCCCCCCCTAGATTCTTCCACAGGAGTGGTGAGATTGTGAATCCGACCATCATATCTAGCATGGCACGGGTCTGTTGTGACTGTACGCGATTCATATCAATGAGTCTGGGCTTGGAAATTGCGTCTAGAACGGCATTCCGTGTTATCTCACGAAATGCGGAACGAGGGTTAGTCTTTGGATCCAATTTCAAGAGGACTGCGATACTATAGGCGATTGCCTCTCCTTCGCGGTCATCATCTGCGCAGAGAATCACCTTTGTTGCCTCCTTTGCTGCCGACTTTAGTTGTGCGATAGCCTTCGCCTTCTCCTTCATGAACTCGTAGGTGGGCTCAAAGTTTCTCTGGATTCCAACCGACTCAATGTTTTGTACTAGCCCACGGATATGCCCCATAGACGCAATAACTCTGTAACCGGCCCCTAAGAATCCTTGTATTTTAGAACATTTGGCAGGCGATTCAACGATGACTAGATTCATGTGTAGCCTTTACGCGCATAAACCATAATTCATTTTTACGAGTAAAGGCTAGATGGATAGACCCAATACATCTTCAGAAGGGTCACTTTTTGAATTAGTAGCCAGAGGGCAAAAAGACAAGTACTTTATGAGCAGCGAGAAGACGGCATCGGTACCATTTTCTTATAATATGACTACGTGGCCCGCGACACTTGATGAGACTAGGCAGACTCAGCCCCTGAATATGATTGATTTTGGTCGCACAGTGGAATGGGAAATGGATGCCTTTGGTGATGTACTCATGGAGGCATCTTTCCGTATTGATTTACCTAGCTGGCTTCCTATAGCAGTACAGCCTCTCAATCGCAAAACGGTGGTAACCGATGCCTCTGGTACGACCTACGGTTATACTCGGGGTATTGGGGCCTTTCTCTTTGAGAAAATCCAGTTCTACCAAGACCAGCTTCTGCTTCAAGAATTCAGTGGTGACTTCTTATACGCCTGGACTCATTTACAGGGCAGCTTGAATAAAGAGGCCCTTGCCATTCAGGAGTTTGGCTCTCATTCTGGGTCGGCGCTTGATATCCAGAGGAATGCCACACCTGGAACACTTGTCTTACGTCTGCCTCTCATAGGCTGTAGTCATGCCGATGATGGAGGCTTGCCTTTTGTGGCGCTTCCGGGTCAGAAATACAGACTCCGTGCCACGATACGGCGTCTAGAGGATTTAGTGGAGGCTTCTGATGGGTCTGTTAAGCCTACACCGTGGAATCGGAAGGATTTGAGATCTAGAGACAGAAATGGTCTAACCACCTCCTTTACACCCTTAGCCAGGGAGCAGATTGGAAAGCCTCTTATAACCTTGGAGACGAAGCAGCGATACGTGCGTCAGGATCTCCAGGAACTCCTCAAAACCACATCTAATCAGATACCTTTCTTGAGACCCTTTGAAAACGCCTTGAGCATTGATTCTGCCGACTATATTGCTGTTGAGAAGGGGGTATCTTCATATATCACAAAACGTATTGACGGTAGGCACCCAGCAGAGGGAATCTTGATTATGTTTCAGTCAGATTACTATATGGAACGGAATCAGTTATGGAATCTAACTAACCCACTGAATAATGGGGCTTATTACAACACTATGAAATTTCTTGTAGCTGGAAAGGACAGGGAATCTGAGTGGGACCCTACCATTTGGCAGAGTGTATCACCTTATACGAAATCTGAGAAGTGTCCAGGGATTCCTATCAGTTGGATCTCATTCACGTATGGCCCGTCATTTGGTTATAGGGCTCCTGAAAGGAGAAAGCCTTCGGGTACTTTGAACTTCAGTAGTGCGGATAGACCGACTCTTTGGTTAAATATAACAGACACCTTGCCGACTTCTACTGGTAAAAAAAGGGTGACGTTTAGGGCAATCACGATTGGATGGGGTCTTTATGATGTCAAAGAACAGCGGGGGACCTTGGCTTATGGAAATTAATCAGTCTTATTATTGTCAGTGTCATCTTCATTATCATCAATATCGTCAATATCATCCTCCAAAGTATCCGGAACCTGGGTTGTAATAATAGCGATAAAGCATATGAATAGAATTATCCCATAATATGCTGCGATAGGGTTCTTTAATAAGATACATGTCACTATTACTGATGATAATAATAGTGATACAAGGATTATTGTAATTAGAGGCATAGTAGTATCGGGAATGATTTTGGTGTTATTGTTTCTTGTACATTCATTCTCAATGGAATATCCCGTCATTTGATACTGATTGTATGGAATGACGTGAACATATCAATTTTACCTGTCGCCAAGCCATAAAATTGAGCATTTGTGCCGCTAGTAAATTGACATACCATGTCTGTCACCTATCGTCTTGAACTCCTTGTAACTGACGAGGGCAAGCCATTCTACCCCCCCGTCGGTACTCTTGAGAAGTTGTCTGATGATAATGCCGGTTATGATTTGAAGGTCGCCGAGGATTACATTCCTTTGAGCAAGGCAAGTCTAGTACGCCTGGGAGTCAAGGGACGCATGTTGAAATATACTACATCCGATGGTGTAACCGTGGAGGAGGATTCTCATTATACACTTGAACCCCGTTCATCCATTTACAAGACTGGGTATATGATGGCGAATAGTCGTGGAATCATTGATAAAACCTACCGCGGCGAATTAATGGCACCTATTATACCCGTGGGTTCTCAGCAAACCTGTATTGAGAAGGGTACTAGGCTCTTTCAGATTATTGCTCCTGCCCTGGGACATATTGCCGAGGTGGCCTACGTGGATTCTCTTCCCGCCACTGTGCGTGGTGAGGGTGGATTTGGAAGCACGGGGACTAAGTAGATGGATATACGGGGGAAGGACGCATATGGGACAAAGCAGCCGAGAGGGCCTGCGACAACATTGATAGATTTGGTTACGAGAGATGACCAAGATTCCGCATTTTTTCCGTCAAACGCGAAGGTCAGTAGATTTACTCGTAATGAGGGAGTTCGGACAGTTCCTCTATCCACAGTATTTCGCGAATTCACATTCAAAGGGCCGGCAGATTTTGGTCAGACCTTTATTTTTGATTTGAATAATACAATGTGTGGTGACTTACTTCAGAGGCTCTTTATTCAAGTACGTGTTGGAGATTGGCTTACGAGGTTGGAGAGGGAACGCCTGGAGACTGGTATTTACTCTTTCCAGAATAATAATACCGCATGGACCTATATCAACTCTCTTGGTACCGCGTTATTGAATGAGGCCACCTTGGAAGTAGATGACCAGATTTTAGAGAAGATAACTGGCGATACATGTAGTGTAGTTAGCACTTTATTTCCAGATTTGAATACACAGGTTGGTCTATCAGATACGACTGGTAGGGTTACATTACCACAGATGAAGGCTTGGACTGGGTCTTCAATACTTCCGACCGATGACGACTGGATAACTATTCCACTTTGTTTCTCATTTCTCAGAGAGCGCCTTACTGCTACTTTTCCATTGACAGCGTGTCGCGATGGTACTGTGAGAGTCCGTATATCACTGAAACGATTTGACCAAGTTGTAAGAAGCGTCTCTGGAAAAAAGGCACAGGATGATACACCAATGGGCAAGAGTGTTGGTCTATATGATTTACGGTATGCCACTTATGGTCTTATTGTCTTGAATACTAGCACTCCTGTAATTGCTCCTAAGCTGAGAAGTATTCAACTTCTGACCCATGGCATCTTTGTGGATGGACCTTACCGAGAGATGCTCTTACGGCAGCCGTTTGAGCGCCCTTTCCGTGAGATTCAACAATTTGACTTTACTGAGCCTTTGAAGTACGTTGTTAATAAGAATGGGGGTGATAGTATTACTGTCCAGTTGCCTTTAGAGGCAAATCAGCCTATTGAGGAGATAGTGTGGTTCTTAAGAAGGAAATCCGCCGTTAGACAGAATAATGACTGGGTAAATTTTTCGGCAGTTCTTGAATCGGATTACGACCCTGTATTCTCACCTTTAGAGCCCCTTCTTATCTCTGCGAAACTTCAGGGGAATGGCATGGATATAATAAGTCAAGATGAGAAGTGGTTTCGCTCACATATATCTAGGGCGCATAAGAGTGGTAGAGTGGCATATGAGTCATTTATCTATGGCTACTCATTCGCAGACCATCCAGCCGAACATAATCCCACTGGGAGTATCAATGCGAGTCGTCTGAGTAGCCTTCGGCTTAGTCTAGAAGTGAGGCCACCTACTATTACTAGCGCCAATGATAGCTCTGTAGATACAGAGTGGGAGGTCCACGTGTTTGTATTTGCCTTCCAATGGCTCCGCTTTGAGAATGGCATATGTAATAAGCTGTTTATTGATTAAAAATTGAAGGTTTTGACTAAGTGTAAGTATAGTCACACAAAGATATACAAGATGTCGGCAGGAAATTCTGAATTTACTGCCGCCTTCTTTGACGAGTCATCTAGGGGGTGGATGGAAAATAAGAAGCGTAGGGGACAGAGCTATGTATATATTTGTGCAGCCGAGTACAAGAATGGGAACAAATGTAATAATGCGGTTCTAAGTAATGAGGACTTCTGTAAGGTACATCTGAAGCGTGAATTAAAGATGAAGAAAGAAGCAGATAATAAATAGGGAGGTATGGTCGCAAGTCTACTCAAAATCGTATCAACGGGAATGCAAGATGAACGCTTACAACCTCCGAAGGGACAGCCGAGCCTCAGTGCATTTTTAACAGTCATGGTAAAAACAGGACGCTATGCCACCAATTGGGTGAGAATTGATTTTGATACATCGCCCGATTTTGGTAAGTCGTCTGTAATACGCCTTCCTACGAAAGGTGAGATGATAGGACGCGTCTTCTTAGTTGCCAACATGCCTGATATAAGCACTATACAGAGGAAAGCATATTATAGTAGAAAGCCTGCCAAGTTAGCGAATTCAAACTATGTCATCTCAAAACAATTTAGTGGGACATCATATACTCAGACAGTAGGTTTTACGTACCCCGTTTCAATTAATCCACTTGGCAAAGCCAAATTCATGGGGGTACAACTTGAAGATTTGAATGTGAATGGTAATTATTTATTTACTGCCAATCTACCTACTAACACTAACCCCAATAATATCAATAGTTTCTCATTAGTTCTATCCGATCGGGCTCTTACTACATCTGAAATAGAACGTTTGAATACCGATACATATTATTTGATTGGAAATTATAGTTCCTTGGCTTATTCTTATGATGGTATCAATTGGGGTAGTATCACACTACCTTCTACGTTTATTGCAGCTGATATTACACGTCTTGAATATAATCAACGTGAATATCTTATAACAGGAGATTTTGCGACCCCAAATAAATATATTGCCATTGCTGATGACTCATCTATAATAACACAGCCATATATAGCCATCAATGATAATACCAGCACTTCGGCAAACAGAATTGCTTATAATGGCTCAATATATGTAATGGTTGGATACTGGCCTGTAATTAATCAGGATTATACAACACTAATAACAAGCACAATTTCTTATTCTACAGACGGCAAATCTTGGGTACCTAGTTTTAATCCTATAAATGTAAAAACAACTTACATAAATCCAGTGTATGGTGATGACACTGTTAATATTGGCAATTCCGTCGCATGGATAGAATCTACGAAGCAATGGATTGCTGTTGGCAGATGGGAATCTACAGATTCTACTAAGACATATATTTTTGCCACATCTCCAGATGGTATAATATGGACGTGTAAAGTATCTCCCGTTGATGATGCCAATTATCGTAGTATTGGAAACTGTGTTGCCGTGAATGGATTGAATGTAGTAGTTGGAGGGTCATATTATAATACAAGCGGTACTATAATTAGTACCTTACTATTTTCATCAACGGGAGTAATCGGTACATCACCATTTCAAGTAATTAATAATAATCTTATAAACGCAACTACTACAAATGATATAGTCTGGACTGGTAATATATGGGTTGCGGTTGGTAATTATATATTTGATTCAGAAAATAAATCTATAACCTTATCACCTGATGGGTTAAATTGGTTGGCACCAGTAAATCCATCTGGAGTATTAACGACTATGAGTAGTGGTAATACAATTGGATTAAGTCCAACTGAAATGATTATAGGAGGGCAGTGGAGGCTGGAGACTGACAATTCTTATGCTAGTTTATGTAAGGCTTCTGGTACAAGTTTGGGTTATAACTGGGGGACTCTAATAAGACCAACTGATTTACTTAATAATATAGTAAATATATATAGTATTTCGTTTGAACCAATATCAAAGACATACCTCTTAGTTGGAAAATGGTCAGATGGTGAAGGTAATTCATTCGGCACAATGTCAATCTCAACTGATGGGCAAACTTGGTCAGAGCCTATAGTACCGTATAACCCTACTTATATCTATTCAACTGCTTATGCCGCGGCAACAAATGGAACTGTTTGGCTTGCTGTAGGGTTTTGGCGTGGTACAAATGTAGGTACTGATATTCAAGGTTATACAATGATGTTATCTGCTGATTTAACAGGGGATCCTTATATTTCATGGAGTCCCATTGATGCTCAACAAATAACTGGGGAAGCTACTAATGTAATATATGATTCAAATCGACAAATATTTATAGTAGTAGGTACATGGGGTAACTCTGGAAATATTGTTATATCTGGCGTAAACACACTTATATTCTCAGAACCAATATATATAAGAAATACAAGTAATAATATTGTAAATGTTATTAAAATAACATCTATAGCTGCTAGACCTACACCATTAACTTATATTATAACTGGAGTATTTTATCTTCCTAATGTAACAGAGCCATATACTATTGCCACCATTTCAATAAACATAATAAACAGAACTGTAACTTTAATAAATGTATATAATCCTACTGATATAGATACTTCAAAATACTCACAGGCAAATGACGTTTCATATAATGGTCGCATTTACGTGGCAACAGGATCATGGAGCTTAACAGATGATACTCAAATAGGTACAATATCATATTCAAATGATGGGATTAATTGGATAAAGCCATTTAATCCTCCAAATAGTCCTTCAGCACAAAGTAGTTCATACTATGGAAATTCTGTAAAGTGGAGTGGAACGCAGTTTGTAGCTACAGGTTACTGGGGTCAAGGCACAATTATTATATCGGGAGATGGTATTAATTGGACAGAAGCGATAAACCCACCAGAAGTTCTAAATTCTAATGGTGACGGTGTAGGGCAAAACGCGATATGGAACGGTACAGCATGGGTAGTGGTAGGTAATTGGTTGAATGATCTTAAAACAGCTTTGGGTAACGTAGATAAATTCACATATGGTATTAATTTTGCACCCCCTGTGAATCCTAATGGGGCAACAACTGGTATAACAAATTCAATTGCTTGGGACACTTCGGAAAAATCATGGATTGCCGCATCAATTTATTCTTGGTTTAGATTCCCC